AACATTACCTGTAACATTACCTGTTAAGTTACCAGTAACATTTCCTGTTAAATTGCCAGTAAATGTATTAGATGCAGTAATGCTAACACCTGTAGTAACCCAAGCATTATCAGCAGCGTTTCTAATCTTTAATACACTGCTAGATGTATCTACCCATAATTGATGAGCAAATGTGGTTGATGGTTCTGTTGAGCCACTATTAACAGTTGCAATAGCTAAAAGAGCATTGTTTAAATCTGCTCTAAAGTCTGCACCTGATTGGTTTGCTATGTTGTAATCGTGTTGTGCCATAATAAAATCCTATTTTATATATCTTAAATCATTCAGGGATACTTGGAAATATCACATCAGCAATATTATTAGCTGACTGATATAAAGATGGTAAGTCTCTTAATTCCTGTCTATATGTTGCCCATTCTTGTTTCTTAGAATCAGGTAAAGGACAGTCATTTACTTGAGTCCAGTCTGATGCAAACAATAAATCATTTCTCATTTGTCTAATTAAATCTGTTATTGGTTTTGTTCTTGCTACAGCTTCGTTATTTTTAATTTCATATTCTAAGCCACAATAATTTCCCTCTATCACTGATTCATCATCATTTAAAGAAACCTCATCTATAGTTATATCAGATGTTGTTGTTCCAATAATTTCACCTGTTTCTGTTTTATAAATTGTATAACTATTCATAATTAACCCATGTTATCTAGTAAAACTGTTAAACCTAATGAAGTATGATTGTAATCACCAAAAAAATAAACTCTAAAATAAATATTTGATTGTGAACTAGAAAGTCCTGATACGGTTCCATAATAGGTATAAGTATAAGGTCTAAAGGTACCAGCCTGCCATGTAAATGTTGCACCATTTGGAACATTCAACCATGTAGAATTATTATAACTATATTGCACTCTTACATTCTCAACATCACCCAAAACACCATACAAAATACATATATATTGTGCATCATTCCTAACTTGAGATATTGTTATATTACCTTTTGTAAAAGGATAAGCTGTTCCAAATGCTGATGTTGCACTATAGAAAAAACCTTTTTTAGTTAATGGTACTGCACCACCTGTTTGTGAATATATTTGTGGGGTTGTATTTGCAAAATATTTAACATTCAAAGTATCAACATTAACTCTTGCTGAATCTAATTGGTCTGCTGTTATCTTAGTTGCTGATATGCTATCAATCTTATCGTTATTAACCGAAGCATCTGCTAATTGATTTGTATCTACTCCACCTGATTTAATAATTAGATTACCACTTCCATCAGTATCAATAGTTACATCATCTATTTGTATTCTATTTGCATTTAAAGTTCCTGTAGAAACATTATCTGCATTTATATTAGTAACATTAACAACTGAACCATTAATAGTTCCAGTAGTAATTACACCACCTGATATAGAAGTAACATTTGTATTAACTTGACCGCCATTAATAAAAGAAGAATCATTAGTCAAATCAGAAATATTGTCTCCTTGAACAACAATATTACCAGCAGTAATAATAGTTGAAGCTGATACTGCTCCTGTAGCTCCTGCAACTGATTGGACTGGTGCTGCTGAAGCTGCTCCTGTTGCATCAACATATCCTGAATTATTTGTAAGGTCAGATACATTATCTCCACTTACTATAATACTTCCTGTAGAAATAATATCTGAAACATTAAGTCTAGCTGTATTAACAGTTCCAGTAGTAATAACTCCACCACTTATTGCAGTAACATTAGTATTGACTTGACCACCATTAATAAAAGCAGAATCATTAGTTAAATCAGATATATTGTCTCCATTAACAATTATGCTTCCTGTAGAAATAATATCTGAAACATTAAGTCTAGCTGTAGCTAAAGTACCTGAAGTAATGTTAGTTGCGTTTAAGTTAGTAACTGTTATTTGACTAGCATCTATAGTTCCTGCTGTAATTTTATTTGCTGTTATAGAATTTATCTTTGCATCAGTAACATTTCCATCTAATATTTTTACAGTAGTAATTGCATCATTCTTTATATCAGGTGTTTTAGTAGGAGCATCACCAATAGTAAAAGTTAAAGTAGCTGGAGATGATTCTGAGCCTAATGTATTTAATGAGCTAACACTTGCAACATAGTTAGCGTCAACTGGTAAAAAGTTTAAATCACAATTCTCTACATCAACAATAGTGTTTTTAACTTGATTGCTAGAACTATCAACAACATTAACTCTATATTGATAATTAGGAAAATCTGTTGGCTCATTCCAAGATAAGAATGGTCTACCTGTAGAACTAGAATCAGTATCAGTAAATGATAATCCTGTTGGAGCTTTTACTGCATAAGCAGAAGGTAAGTTAGCTAGTTCTTCTACTGGTTCTTGAGGTGGTACTTCCCATGTATAAACATCAAAGTATTCTATTAAGCTGACTGCAACTAATCCATTTGGTTGTAATTCTAATGCTTCAACTCTACAAACTTTACCTGAGAATCCTAAGCCTGCATAAGTTAAATCTACTATGTCTCCTACATTTAACTTATACATCTCAGGAGTTCCTAAGAACTGCATGGTGGTCTGATTTCTACTTCTAGTTAAGATTGCCTTACCCATGTTATAAGCTATGTAAGGGTCACTTATATAAGGGAACTCAGCTTTAATTTCTAATATCTCATCACCATCATCTGAATAATATTCAGGACTTGCATCATGTAAAACTGTAGCTGTATCTAATTCATATTTTTTATTAGCATTGAAGAACTCAACAATAACTTTATTTGCTTTTTTGTCTTTATTTCCATAATCAACTGATATGCCAGCATCGGCAATAATATGATTGTCATTAATGCTAAATGTAGATGAGCCTGTATCTTCTATTGATAATTCATATTTACCATCTATATAAAGAAAGATACCTCTCATATTAGCAAGAAGCTCTTTAGCGTTATCCATCACATTTTTATTTGTATTCAAATATCCATTGCAATGAAATCTTTTAACTTTTAATAACGAAGAGCCAGCTTGAGAAGAATAGGTACTACTAAAAGTGCTATTTATATAAACAATATATTCTTCATTAGAATCAAAGAATTGATTTCTTTGCACATCAATAATTTCATCACCATCTATAACACCATTACCATTAGCATCAAATAAATCTAATAGCTCCCCTATTTTATTTTGCCACCAAACATCATTAGCATCTACTCCTGCAATAGTAAAAAAGTTATCACCACTATTTGCACTCCAAGTAAGTGATTGTGCTGAACCATTAAAATAAGGCTGGTCAACCTCTGTATCACAAACATTAGCAGCAGAAGTAAATGTAGACATATTGATTTGTGATTCTATTAAACCTTTGCCATATTCATTATTTGAGATTAGGTCAAGAAAACATAAAGCTGGATTATCAGAAAATTCATAAGTAGATGGAGTTCCAAATGTTTGACCTGAATCTCTTGGGTCAAATACTTTTTTACCTCTAACCTGAACTGTTAATTGTGGCACCCCTGACCACATACCCTCTCTATCATAACCATAATGAGCAGCTATATAACAAACACCATCTAATCTATGTGATGAAGTCCAGTTAGGCATAGATGCAACAAGCATTGGGTCTGCTGTTTGTGATGCAGCTCCATGATGTAGATTCATAACATATCTATATTTTGCAGCAGGATTTGTTCCAAAACCACCACCACCAACATCCAAGCTATCAGTACCATTTTGTGAAACTGTATTTAATGAACCTGAACCTGAAGATATTTTATCTGAACCTATATAACCACCATCTCTAAATCTTGCTGAATCAGTTAAAGGGTTACCATCAAGCTCAATAGTCCTACCTAGTATTTCATCACATTCACCAACCGATAAAGCATAGACTACATATAAATCCCTTGAATCATTACCTGATACATCCATATAAATTATTTGGGCTCCTACTCTTCTTAGACCATATACAACAGGTATCTTGCCCCCAGCAGCAGTTTTGTTAGCCAATATATCTTGACCTTGAGCCATCATCTGTCTTGCTTGTAAATATCCTTTTACACCAACAAGAGCAGTAACTATTTGAAAGGTTGTATAAATTGCCTGTAGAGCTTTACTACCCTCATAAACACCTTTTGCCCATTGAAAAAATTGAAATATCTTATCAAGCATTACATACCCCACCTAACATCTTCTTTAACCTGAGTTGCAAATTCCATGCCTTTATCACCTGAACTGAATGTTTGTTGTGATTCGTCTGAATAATGTCTGCCTTTAGTTAAATTCCAATTTGACCAATGACTTGCAACAGTCATAGATAGTGCAGAGTTATCAATACTTTCTGCAATAGATACATTTCTTATTTGACCAGTGAAATAGTTTATTGCACCTACTATGGTTTCGTCTTCGTTAAAATAAGCAATATAAATATCTACTATTTTATCTGTAAATTCACCATCTTGAACTAAAGACCTAACATCATCTGTGATATTTGAAAAACCCAAATTAATTTCATTAACTTGTAGCTGACCTGTTTCAGTTGTTGAATCAACTGTTAAAAAAGAACCACCAGCTTCATAGCTATTAGAGTCATAAGTTACATTAGAATACCAATCAGTTAATCTGATAGTAGTTGATAAATTAAGCTCAACTAGAAAAGCTGTTTTAGTTGCTGTTGATGATACTTGAGTTTGTAAATCAGTAGATAGACTTCTAGGCATTAGGTTATAACCTCTCTAACATCAAATGAAATACTGCTAAAACCACCAATAGTTTCTGAACGAATAATCTCATCAGATTCAAGATAAACAGTAAAACTTGGTTTGTTTACAGTAACAGCTTCATTATCTGCTAGAGATGCTACTAGATTAGGTGATATAAGAAGAGTTAATGCTCCACTACCATCAGAATCAATATCTGATTGAACCATATAAACTTTACTATGATTTGCAAACTTAATTAAATCTCCAGCTTTTAGAGCACCTGTTTGATTGGCTGTAAAGCCATCTAAGGCTATAGAAGCATCTCCTGATACATGTGCTCCAACCACTTGAATATCTGTTTCTGACTTGCCTGCACCTAAGTTATCTAGTGGTGCAACTATAGTAAAGTTTTCAAAATAACCTTTTTGTTTTTGTAAAAATGCAAATACTTCTTGAGCCTTTTCTTGTTGTAAAGGTGGCATTGCAACTGTAAAAGAAAAATACTGAGCACCTATTTGTCTGACTTGTTTTTTACCTGATAAAGTCTGATTAATTAATGTAGGTCTATTATCTTTAAAATTTAAACTTCTAAAATTAGGAGATGTTGGAAATTGTCCTGACATTATACAACTCCCATTTTGCCTTGATTATTCATGGCATTGTTTATGATTGATGTTATTAATCCTTTTCTTGATGCTAGTAACTGGTCAAATCCAGCAGCATCTACTGTTGATATATTGAAGTTGACTGTAGGTGCAGCTTGAGCTGTTCCCATTTGTTTTAAATCTTGGTTGCTTACTATTTGACCTGCTTGATTTGGTATAAATAACTCTCTACCTGACTCACCAACCATATATGGTTTACCTGCATTTACTGAGCCACCAAGAGCCTTTTTGCCAAATATTCCTTTAAAGAATGATTCTACTCCACCTGTAAATGGTTTCAGTATTGCTTCTTGTAAAGCTATTCTTATGATTTGTTCAATTGCATAATCTGCAAAATCTTTAAAAGCAAGTTTTCCATTCTTTAAACCTTCAACCAAAGTATCTTCGAACTTTTTAGTTGTATTGATAGCTAAATTAGATATTGCATCTTCAGTAGCACCTAAGCCATCTTTAAATGCAGCAACTTTTTCAGACATTCCACCTGTTACATCATCTCCAGTATCATCACCTTTAAGTTCTAATTTATAATCTCTTACTTTGGCAATGATTTTATCAAAAGCTGTTATTATTTTTTGCCCACTTTCATCAGGTAATATATTTTGGTCTATTTTAGCTATTTCTTTATTTAATCTTGAAACCTCTGCTAATGCTTGAAATGTATCTGCTGCAAATATTTCCATAGTTCCAAAACCTTTTTGAATGAAACCATTTTTTTGTATTGCTTCTATTTCTCTATTTAATCTAATTACTTCAAGTTGTGCTTTTTCTGATTCACTAAGAAAGTCACCAAATATCTTTCTACCAACTGCTGTATCAGCTAAAAGTAAAAATTCTTTTTTTATGTCATTAAAAAATTTATTTATACCAAGGGTTATATTTTTAAATGCTTCTAAAATATTTATTGCTAAATTTTTACCAAAATTTTCAGGAGTTTCATCATCCTTCATATCGGTAAGCATTGTTGATAATGTTGTTGCTACATCTTCTAAAATAGGAATAAATGCTGCACTTATGTTAGCAGTTAATGCAGTAAATTGTTTTTTAAGAACATTTAAAGAATCAGCAAACATTTCAGCTTTAGCTATACTTTGTTTACTTATTATAATCCCAAGATTTTCTGCTTGTTGTTCAAACGCTCTTAATCCATCAGCACCTTCTTTTAGGGTTGATACTAAAGACACACCTTCAGAGTCAAAGAATTTAAAAGCTAATCTAACCCTTTCACCTGAATCTTTTGTGTTTTCTAAACCATCAGCAACATCAAATAAAATATCTCTGACATCTCTTAAGTTGCCATCATTATCTTTTAGTTGAATGCCTAATTGTTCAAATGCTCTTTTGGATTCGCCAGTACCTTTAGCAGCTTCAGCAGCTCTTCTTATAAATCTTTGCAGACCCATATCAAGAGCTTCTACTTTTACACCAGTTTGCTCAGCAGCAAACCTCATAGCTTGTAAGAACTCAACCTCAATACCTAGCTTGTTAGCTGTTTTACCAAGTTTATCCATAAAGTCTACATTTACTTTAACTAATGCAGCTAAAGCAGTTGCAGCACCAGTAGCAGCTAAACCAACTTTAACAACTCCCTTAGTTACACCACCAGCAACACTACCAACACCTTTAAGACCTTTAGTTACTTTATCAAAAGCTGCTTTAGTCTTATCTACTGCTGTTAATGTAAATTTTACTTTCTTATTTGCCATTGTTTCTTTTCTCTTCAGCTAACTCTAAGTAAGCTATCCATCCTTGATATTCATGGACACTAATTTGTTGGAGTTCCTCTAAGGTTTTTCCAAGTTTTTCAGCTAGTGCATATTGCACATATAAATTAGCATCCTCTATTAGTTTTTTTTCGTTTCCTCAATGGGTTCTTGACCCATAATTTGTGTAGCAACGCCTACTAATATCTCTCTATCAACATTATTTAATAAAGCATTTTTATCTGCCAAATCAAAAAGTTTATCTCCGTTTTCATCTAGTGCTTTGTAAATAAGAACATAAGCCATCATTGTTAAATCATCTTCTTTACTCATTTTATAGAGCTTAGAAGTTTCAGCTAACGTTAATGGCTTACTGTATATTTTTAAGGCTTTATCATCTTCACCCCACTCAGGCACTTCGATTACTTTTACATCTTGCTCTGCAAAATGCTTCTTTGCGTTATCTATTGCTGACATCTTCTTATACTGTTGCTGATGTTAAAGCACCATTGCCTTGCACTGAAATACTAGCTTCAACCAATCCATCAAATGATGCACTTCTTGAAACTCCAGTAACAATAGCTGAACCAGTGTAATAAGTATCTCCACTATCAGCACCTTCAGGATAAACATTTAGTGTTACTTCTGAGCCAATAGTTAAAGCACCTTGACCTGAAGTATCAGTCTCATCCCAAAATACATCTAAACTTCCTGAGAAAGAAGTCAATGATGATTTATATGTTCTAGCAGAATCACCCATTGAAGTATCTTCTAAAGTA